AAATCCTTATTGCTGGCCCTACTTTTAGAACTTCGCGCTTCATTTTTAATAAAATCGAAGAACTCCTAGCAAAACCAGAAGCCCTTCTGGCTCGGCAGGCGTTCGACATGAAGCCGCTCAAGCGTAATGACATTCATCAATTCTCTCTCTCTAACGGCTCGACAATTACCGCCATTCCGCTAAACGGAGAGAAGATTCGTGGATTTAGAGCTAACAAGTTAGTCATCGACGAATACTTGTTGATGAGTAAGGAAATTATCGAGACGGTTCTCGTTCCGTTCTTAACCGCACCACAAGACATTAGTGAGAGACAAAGCGTGCGGGAACAGGAAGACGAGCTAATTAGACTTGGGGCGATGACGGAGAACGATAGGATGGAGTTTGAAGATAAAACCCAGTTAGTCGCGCTTTCTTCAGCCAGCTATACGTTTGAGAACCTCTTCTTAACGTATAAGGAGTATCTTGGAAAGATTTACGCTCCACGAATGGGAGTAAAAGACGGGGAAAAAGTTAAATCCAAATACTTTGTGTCACAAATGGCTTGGGACTCTATTCCCACGCACATGATTAACACAGAGCTTATTGAGCAAGCTGCCAACGGAAGAACATCAGGCCCCGTATTCGACCGCGAATATAACGCTAAGTTCTCTGACGGTAGCGAAGGCTATTTCGCGGCTGCTAAAATGAATAGCTGCACAGTGCCGGATGGGCAAACTCCGACAGTGCAAATTAAAGGTAATCCAGACTCTGAATATATTTTAGCCATCGACCCATCTTTCGCGAATAATCCTCAGTCTGACGACTTCGCTATGACTTTACTAGAGCTAGACGACAAAACGGAGTCGGGTATTGTAGCTCACGTATATGGACAGCACGGTAAGGACTTAAAAGACCACATCAAGTACTTTCACTATATACTTACCAATTTTAATGTTGTCGCTATTTTAATTGATAATGCGGGGTACCAATTCCTAGACTCTGCGAACGAGAGCGAGTGCTTTATACGGAGCAAGATAAACATCAAGACGATGGACGTGGACATATCTTTAGATGGGGAACCCCTTATCGCCGAGTTAAGCACCGCCAAAAAGTCCTACAATAAGACAGTCCATAGGATAGCTTTTCGTCAAGCCTTTAGCAAAAACGAGTTCATCCGTAACTCTAATGAGTTATTGCAGGGATACATAGACTATAAAAAGATTTGGTTCCCTGCTAAAGCTCAGGCACATGCTAGTACTTTTAACAGTTTCATCACGACGACCTTGGACGAGGACTTGTACAGGATTATCGAGGTGGAGTCTAAAGACGAATTCATTGAACATATAGGATATATGGTCGATGTAACGAAAAAAGAGTGTGCCTTGATTGAAGTGTCCAATAACGCTCGGGGTACCCAAACTTTCGACCTACCTTCTCATTTAAATAATGAAAAAGGCTCGGAAAGGGCCAGAAGAGACAATTACACGTCTTTACTATTATCTACTTGGTTGATGAAGACTTGGTATGATATGAAGAAGATACCCACAGAAAACGTAGGAACATTTACTCCGTTTTGGGTAAATTCAGTGTAATTTTTATTATCTCTTGTATAGAGGGCTATGGCCGATTATAATTTAATTCAATTGAGTCAGTTAAGACAGGCGGAACTCAGCGGGTACATTCTAAATGTATTATCTGCGTCCGGCTTACGTCCACTCTATCATCTTTTACCGACCGAATCTGGGCAGCAGACTCTAGGTTCGCTCTCTAACCCATTCAGTGACGCTCATCTGTCGTCCGGCGTATATATCGGAGACGGAAATTATCTTACCGCTACCGGGGGAAGCCTGTATGTAAATGGAGTTCTGATTAGCGGAGAGCCGGGAGAAAGCTTCGTCGGAATGACTGGCCCGACTGGTCCTACGGGAAAGAGTATCATAGACATCTCTGGCTCTGGAGTGCTAAATGGAGGCTACCAATATTTATACATTCTTCTTTCCGGCGAAGGAGACACTTCTTATTCCCTAAGCTCTCCGTTCGCGATTCCTACCGGTCCATCTGGAGAGACGGGGGCTACTGGAGTTAGCGGCGCGAGTGTAACTGGATACCAGACAGTAGATGACTCTGGTGTATATTTTCAATTTAGTGACGGTAATACAGGGCAAGTAATCTACCTGCCGTCTGGTGCCGGTGGCTTGCAAGGAGAAATCGGACCTGTCGGTGGTGCTTTATTAGATTTCGGTGCAATTACCGGCATCTATTCTGGAGAACAGGCTCCAAGGACATCTGTAGTGGGATTCTCTGGATATAATCCGACGCTGCATTTTGTTCGCGGATTAAGCTATTATTTAAAATATGATGGGCTAAACACCTATACGGCAGACGGCCCAATCTCCACCAACTACTTCGTCTCAGGTATAGAAACTGGCGGGTATTTAAAATTCACGGTTTATACGCCAGACACCCCAGCCGGTTACTACACGGGTCGCTATATTCCAGACGAAGGTTACACTTCTCTACCTACTGGCTCAGTTGTTAGCGATTCTTCAATCTACTCTACCGTTGAGGAGCCTACTGGCAGGTATAAACTAAATACCGTCATAGCATATACGGCGGGAACAGGTTACAAATGGGGATTTGAAAGGCTAGTCTTCTCCGACGGCTCCGAGCCACCAGAACAGTCTCATTTCGTTTTGGGGCAGTTACAGGTTCACGATTATGGCCCTACGGGGGCAACCGGAGCAACTGGAGTTACGGGAAGCACGGGAGCAACTGGTGGACAGGGTCTTCGAGGATACACTGGACCGACAGGAGCGACTGGTCCGACTGGAGCAACTGCTGCTACGGGCGCGACGGGTCCAGACGGCGGGATAAGTAACAGGTTCTTGGGGGAGTGGAATAGCGGCACTACATATTTAGAAGACGATATTGTAAGTCTTGACGGCAGTACTTATATCTCATTCGGAACGAACCTTAATAAAAATCCAGTAACGTATCTCGATTCTGAGTGGTTTCTCGTCGCTCAAGCTGGCACAGATGGCGTGACTGGACATACCGGGCCAGCGGGGTCGATTTCTAATAGATTTTTAGGTACTTGGCTGACTAATACGAATTACTTTTCTGATGATATTATTATTCTTAGTGGAAGTTCTTGGATTTCTTTAAGCGGTGACAATTCGCTTCCTCTTATCCCCCAAAACAGCGGCTACAATCCGTCTACATATTCGGGCACATATTGGGAATTAATTGCTGCTCGTGGTGCTACGGGGGCAACGGGAGCCACTGGTGCTACGGGAAGTTCGGGTGTCAGCGGGGCATTAGGCACAATTACTAATAGGTTTAGAGGTCCGTGGAATAGCGCGACGTATTATGCGGAAGACGACATCGTTTCTCGACTTGGGACAACATATATATCTTCTTCTGGCGATGGAATTGTCTGCTGTTGGAGCAACGCACCGGAATCAAATACTGGAACATATTGGGAGATTTTGGCTCAAGGCGGCGCGACTGGAGCAACTGGAGCTACCGGTTCTGTCGCTTATACCGTGGGTAGTTTAAATGTTCTGTCGTCCGCGCCGAGTTCAAATATAATTGACTTTTCCACATACGACGCACAAGAATACTGTATAACCGGAGACAATGTATCAATTCAATTTGATTATACGAATTTCTCCACTGGCCACGTTAATTTATTAAAGATAAAAAACTCAGGAGAGTCTATTACAGAACAGCCATTTTTATGGGGTAGCGGAATTTATTGGCCGGAAGATGCCGCGCCTGCCTTTCCTACTGTCTCTGGAAGGTCGAGTTTGTTTACATTCGTTCGTTTTACGGATGGCAGCGCCGGGACTGTTGTTTTAGGAACCTACTCACCGAATTACTATGTTTAAAAAATAATGAAGACTACGACAAAGAAAAAAGCGAGCGCTATTAAAATAAAAGCGGACGCGCCCAAGAAAAGTCTCGCCGTGGCCGTAGCTAGCACGACTGAACCGGCGCTTATCGACGGAATGACAGAGTCTCTAGCCACCACGCGCAGAAACGTCGCGGGTTCAATAGAACGAACCGACCGATTCACGAATATCGAAGACGGACTGACTCCTTTTAACACGGGAGGCCGGTATGGAGAAAAGTCTTCCGGCCCTGACGCGAGAGACGCGATTGAGCTTTGTCAGAAAGCTTATTACAATTTCAGTATTTTCAGGAATATTATCGACCTAATGACAGAATTTTCAATCTCGAAGCTGTCTTTTAAAAATGGTAGCGCTAAATCCCGAGAGTTTTTCGCCGCATACTACAAAAAGATTAATATTTGGGACTTGCAGGACAAGTTCTATCGCGAGTATTACCGTGGTGGAAACGTCTTCTTATATAGATACTCCTCTCGACTAAATGATGCCGATGTTAAAAAGATAACTCAGGTCTTCGGTGGCGTTTGTGCTAAAGCCTCCAAAGTCTCTTTGCCGGTAAGATATGTAGTTTTGAACCCCGTGGATATACGCATTGAATCGACGGTTAACTTCGGTACGCCATGTTACTATAAGACATTAAATAATTACGAAATAGAAAGACTAAGGCACCCGATAACTGACGAAGACAAAGAGCTGCTAGAAGCGCTCCCTAAGACAGTCCAAGAGCAGATAGCAAAAAGCGGCCCATTAAATATTCTTCTGCCTTTGCTGCCAGAAAACGCTATCGCCATCTTCTATAAAAAACAAGACTATGAACCGTTTGCTATTCCAATGGGTTTCCCGGCTTTAGAGGATATCAACGCGAAGTGCGAAATGAAGCGCATAGACATGGCCATCGCGAGAACGATGCAGCAGGCTCTGCTAGTTATCACCTCTGGAAATGAACCGGACAAGCACGGTATTAACCCAAACAATCTTACCGCTCTACAGAGACTATTTGAAAATCAGTCTGTCAGCAGAGTCCTTGTAGCCGATTATACGACTAAGGCCGAATTCGTCATTCCGCAGATAGCAGACCTTCTGGACCCGAAGAAGTACGAAGTGCTGGAGAGAGACATTAATATCGGTCTCAATAACATCTTCGCTGGCGGAGAGAAGTTCGCCAATCAAACGGCCAAGATGGAAGTTTTTATCGCGAGACTAAAGCAAGGAAGAGAATCCTTCATTAACAACTTTTTATATCCAGAAGTCAAGAAAATCTCTAAAGAATTGGGCTTTAAGGTATACCCAGACCCAGTATTTGAAGAAATCGACCTCAAAGACGATGGCGTGTATGCCAAAATCTACTCACACTTGGCGGAAATCGGCGTGCTTACTCCAGAAGAGACAATTAAAGCTATCGAGACGAACACTCTTCCCGACGCAGAATCCTCAATTGAATCTCAGAAGACATTAAAATCTCTGCGCGAAAATGGTCTTTATGCGCCGATTAATACCGGGTCGCCAGCGGGAACAGACCCAGCGGGCCGACCGGTGGGAACACCTGCTCCAAAAACCGTGTCTCCTATCGCTGGAAGTATGGAGGCTTATAGCTGCTCTAAACTACGGGGAAATGTCGTGCTGGCTCAAGAGGTAGAAAACGGAGTGGCCTGTGCTTACAAGGCAAAAATGGGAGTTACCGAACTTGGCACTAAAGAGCTGGCTGTCGCAGACCAGATATTTAAAACTATCATCGCAAATGAAGCCCCTGAAGAATGGATTTCGTCCATAGCCTTCTACCTAGATAACCCAAAAGACAGAAACAAATCTCGCGTCAACGCCGTACTTGAAATATCAGCGAAGCATGACGTGGATTTTTATATGGCGAGCTTGCTTGCGGCGAGTATTAAATAGAACTCGTATGACGTATGGGTTCACCCGTAAATCAACTCCAGACCCTAAGATATAACTATTCCGGTAGGCACATCGGCGTCGAACTCTACAAACCTTTCACTGTCGCCAACGAGAAGGTATCCTCAAGTATCAGCGTGGACGGCGCTCAATTAGGCGCTGTAAGAGAGTCTGGTTATTTAAAAGCTACAGTATCAAGCGGCGAGCAGGTATCCGCACCGTTAGACAGGGGACTCCTCGGAATATCAATTGCTGGTTTAGCATCTAACGCTGGTGGGGGTACTTCTACGTACGGGATAGCAACAAGCGGCTCTCTCGACTCTACAGTCCGCGACACATCAAACCTGTCTAACAGTTTCAAATCGGGAGACTTTTCCGACCCTCTTTCCGATAGGTTTAGCAACACCTTTTCAATTACTCAAGAGTTCGTCGAAGAGTTTAGAGAGCAGTGCTCCTACTCATTAAGAGGCCATCGAGGGACTTTTTCGTCCTTCTCAAATGACGCCGCAGAGTTTGATTTTTTATTTTTTACCGGGAACTCCTTTGCTGGAAGAGTGGCTCAGTTGATAAGCGGAGATGATGGTGCTGAGTTGGATTTGGTTTTCTTCACGGGTTCCTATCAAGGCTAGATTATGACTGCTATTTGTACGCTATGCAAAACAGAGAAGGACGAGGCGGATTTCGTCAAATCTAAAAAGAGTAAAAATGGACTATATTCATGGTGCAAATCCTGCTCCTATAAGAAAAAGAGAATATGGATAGCGAATAATCCAGAGAAACACAACTCCTACCAGTCTGCCTATGATAAGAAACATTATATATTGAATCAAGACAAGATAAAACAAAACGTAAAGAATTGGGCGCAAAAGAATCCAGAACGGGTATCGCAACTCGCCGCTAAATCGAAGCAAAGAAGAAAACAACGACTTTCTTCCGTAGAGAATGAAAGGCTTTCCTCCAAGGACCATAAGGAGCTTTTAAGCAAATTAGGGTTATTCGACGGACAGTATTTTTATTGTTACGTCACGGGCTTAAAGCTGGATAAAAAAGACCTATCGTTCGACCACGTTGTCCCGTTATCTAAAGGCGGACCCAACAAAAGGGAAAACCTTTTGCCGATGAATTTAAAACTGAATCTGTCGAAACAGGACAAATTACTATCCGAATGGGAATTTAGTGGAAAAAAGATGTCCGATTTGGTAATTGCTGATTTAAAACCTACTCTTTCAGTGTAACAAATGTATTATAGGAACTGGATATGCTTGAAACAGAAACACTTTACGGCTTGCAGGGTCAATTTAAAGTCGATATCTTCGACGAAAATGGCCAGTTAACCAATTCGACAGACTACTTCAGCAACTTCATCACCCAAAGCGGGCTAAAGTATCCATCCATCTATTCTTTTCCAGACTGTTTTCGGTTCTTGAGCCTCGGGCAAGGAACTATAGCCAATAGCGCGACAGGAAACGCCGCCGCGCTTAGATACGAGACGACTGGCATCCAAGACTTAGTCAATTCAAATGGTCAAATAACCATTTTAGGCGGCGGTTTTCAGTCGGTATCCTACATGGGCAGAGACTCTTACTACGGAGGAACCGATGGTGGATGCGGTACTCTTGTCACTAAGGCTGGGCCGATTTATTACAGAGCGTGGAATGTTCCTAGCGGTGGAAGTCTGACCAGCACCGCCGTAAACATAAATGAGTTTATGGTTAGTCCGAACTCGGGAAATGCGACAACGGGAAGACACGCCTTCAGTAGAGTAGTGCGGTCTGTAGTCATTCCTGCTAATTCTAGGTCGATTATTAGTTACCAGTTGCAGATTAGAATGGCCAACACTGGCATAAAGACTTTAGATTCTGGTTCTTTTTCTACCGGGCAAGGAAATGTTGAAAACGACGCATCCCTACTTGCGGAATGGCGCTATCAGTCTGGATATTATAGGCAAGTGCATCATGGCTTGAGACTGGTTGACATCTATGGCTCTACATACGTCCCTAAATGGGGTGACGGAATGGAACCTTCGAGGAGAGATGTCACTAAATTTAGAGGGTACTTTTCTCCAGACAATTCGAGATTTGACGTTTGCGTGACAGGAGGGAAAGCTATCTCTGAGTCCGCTGCATACTCTGCCGACGGATTGTCTAAAGTATATTTCGGCCAAGACCTAGCTGTCGATGCTAACCGTGTAAGCGATGACAACGCGACATACTACCGAATGGGAGACTTGACCGCTACGGCTCTTCCCGAGAACGGCACGACAAATGACCTCCCGCCTAATATTCGCTATAAAGAAGTAAAACTTCCAAGTCTGGCGAACTACGCAGAAAATGCCGATACAGTCAATTACAACACTCCAGTTAATAATTATTTGTATAAATCGCCGCCAATCTCTATTGCTACTCCGGGAGCTACGGGATATAACACAGAATTAATGGATATCGGCGATAAGGCTGTTTTTTCGGCCTTGACCATTAATCTCCCATATACTTACAGCGGTGCTAGACGCCAATCGCTAACTAGGAAATTGTTTTTCGCCCCGGTCAACTCCTTGGGACACAATTCGCGCTTTGGCTCATTCAACTTAGCCTTCCAAAACGGTACAGACTTCTATCCATACGTCGATACTCTACTTTACGATAACTCAGGCCGAGCATTAATGCAGCATTATCGCAATATAACGGGAGTATCCTTAACTAATAATGGGACGGGATTCTCTAATGGAGTTCTCGTGCCGAGTGTGGGTCCAGACTTCAGAATTAATGTTTATCCAAACAGCGCCGGTTCTGTTACTGGCATGTCAGTTCCCGCCGATACCACAGGGTTCGGCATAGTGGACCATAGTTTATCAGCAAATACCGTGCCTAGCACTACAGGAAACGTCTATTGGCCAACAACTCGTGGCCAAGTCATTACAACGATTGTCACAGGAACAGAGTATAGCCTTTCTGGGTTTTCTGTTGCCGACCCTGATAGGTATTTCCCTAGCGGACAGATGGTATGTAATCTTATAGCTCAAACAATGAGCGCTAGTTCTGGTTTGTTAAATTACTCTTGGGCGTCTCTATATCCTGAACAGGCTCCACAATACAGCGGGGACGGGTTCACGTATTGGAATGGGTTTTACCTTACGACAGAAAGGTTCACTGGCGCGGCTGTCTTTGACCAAGACGCTGGTATAGAGACGGGATATGGCGGACAGGTTGGATTAGCTACTTCTCGATATAATAATTTGAGAATCACTGGGTATATTGGCACTCCCGCACAAATCCTACCTCATTCGCAGGGGACACTCCTCACGTCTTTGCCATCGACATACATTTCAACGTTTACTCCTGACGCACAGGTCGTCAATATACAGTACCGTAGCGGCGGAGCCAATGAAATAACGCAAGGATTTAGAGTACAAAGCATGTTCTCTGGCGGGCTTACGCAAAGGCTTTCTGGCCAAGGATATCCATACTCTAGTGGTGCCAATATGGCATACGCTATAACTGGACTTATTTATGATACCCTAGACGCTGCTGACAAGACAGTGTACGTCACGGTAATGACAGGAAATTATCTCGAATCCCCGGCGTTCCAATGGAGTGCTCATTCATATTTAAGTGGTACGGTATTAATGACGAGATTCTCTCCTCCTACTGGTCGATTTATTCATAACGAGTCATTTAGACTGCTTCCTAATCATGGGTCTGCTCAGTCTCCAGTTAGCGGCGACCTATACGTGACAGATACAAAAAATACATACTTTGGCGGCACATATCCGGCGCTAAGTTTCGATAATACGTTGGAGCTGTCTGTTGATTTAATCTGGACTTCTGCGTGTGGCTCTGCGCTGGATTGTACCGAGCCTGCGGCTCTATGAGTGCTCTTAATTTAAAAGGACAGTTTACAATTCAAACATACGGGCCTGATGGACTTGAGAAATCTAGGGAGATAATTCCGAATTTCATCACTTCTACCGGGCTTTCTTTTCCGTACTCTATATGTATTGGGGAGTGCTTTAAGCAACTTACTATCGGCTCTGGCTCTGCCATTAATACTGTTCTGACGACAGGAATGGACTCTGGAAACAGTGACTACTCGAACCTCACTAATTACGTTTCAGATGCGTGTGGAAAGATTAACACTGATTCTGGTGTAAAGCTTTTCAGGGCATGGAGAGTTCCGCTTGGAGAGGATGTTGTAACTGATTACCCGCTGTCCATCGCCGAATTGGGGGTGCATCCTACAGCCTTGGGTTCAAGTTCTAGTGGATACTTGTTTTCAAGAGTGCTCCCCAATACCATAATTGACACTGGTGACTATTCCGTTATTACATACAGTCTTAACGTCGCGCTTCCGACGGGAATAAAGTCGTTCTACGGCATAATAAACTCTTCTTTAGTTAATACTACAGACTCTCCCGTTTGTAGGTATTGGAATAGAATATCTGGCCGATACTCAGTCATACATCATGGGCTTAATACAATTAGTGTGGATGGGATTCTCAATGAGGAGACATTTAAGTATCCGCTAGAGCCTTCTAATAGGCAGACCTCCGCACTAAAAGCTTACTTATCTACAGATAATCAACAATTTATAGTAAATGGTTATTCTGGAGGGGCTATCGACACCACCTCTTTTCAACCCTATATCCCAGAAGGACTTCCGTTCGGAACAGGATTATGCTCATATCATAGAGAAATCGCAGGAGGACTAGAGACGCGGCTCGTTGACATAAGAAAAGATACATTTAAAATCCCATACGATACCGATTTTAGAACAGAGCGAGACTCTACTTCAGAAGTTAAAGTTAATAGTTTAACGACAATTACTCCAGACTCTTATATAGCTACGGGCAGAACGCGCTCTTTAGTGAGATTATTTAGCTGGCCGAATGCACAAAATCTATTTGAAGATATAAGCGGAAATCCGAACAGCATAAAGTCTCTAGTATTAGCTCACTCATTGGGCGGCAGTTATTATCCATATTGCGATGTCATATTTTCTACCTCGGGAGCCTCCGAGTTGAACTATAGCGTCAATACAAATAGCCATACGTATAACTCTAGTAGCCTAACTGGTAACTACGCTTTTATTGACCCATACGACAACTTAAGTTTGTCTTTCCGGCTTTCTTGGGGTTCTGACTGTCCAGATTCCGTTTCTGGATGCCCCGGATACGTGCCATAACGAATAATATTCACGAATCATCGCTTTAGATGTAAATAGTTCTATGGACCTAGATAAAATGCTAAAAATGTCGTTCTGTTCCGTAGTTAAGCCGCTCGTATCGGCAGAAAAAGACAAATATTTAGCACTGGCTTCAAGTGCCACGCTAGCCGAGTTTCTCCCAAAGGTTGACTCTGTTGACCTTCTCCCGATTGCTTTCAATGCGTGCGTAGTAGGCAGAGGGAATAAGAATGGAGATATCCTTGGCTCAGAACAAGCAATCGCATCCTATAAGAATTTCCTGAACAAGCCCATTAATTTTGAACACGATAGAGAAAAAATCGTGGGGGTTCTTCTTACTTCTGGCTTTACTAAATTTGGAACCAATGAATCCTTGGACGAAGCTCAGGCGGCGGAAATGAAGTCGCCGTATAACATCGTCTTGGGAGGAGTGTTCTGGAGAATAGCCGACCCAAAACTCGCTAACATAATCGAAGACTCAAGTGACCCCGAGTCTCTTAACTTTAATTCCGTATCTGCAAGTTGGGAACTAGGTTTTATTAATTATAAAATCGCGAAATTGCCACTTGGAGATAAAAATCTAGAAGACGCAGAAGTCATTGATAATGCCGACATGGTGGCGTCTCTTGCGAATGTGCTGAAAGGCCTCGGAGGAACAGGCTCAGACGGAGAATTCGATTATTACAGAATGCCGATTGGCACTGTCGTTCCCTTGGGTATCGGATTAACAGCTTCTCCTGCGGCAGAAGTTCGCGGAATTACTACTATGAAAACAAATCAACCAAAAGAAACTATTGCAGAATTCAAGCCATTCGTAAAGAAAGACTCTGGTAGTCCCGACAATAAGGGAAACACACCAGATGGGCCTGAAGAAGACGAATCTAAAGAAAAAAAATCTGCTGACGAACCAAAAAAAGAAGCGGATGAAAGTGGCGATGAATCATGCCCCGATTGTAAAGAAGGAAAAATGAAAAGCATGAGTGGTAAGAAAGTATGTGCGAAATGTGGAAAGCATGGAGCAACTGAAACTTTAACTTCCCAAAGCGTAAAATCGTCTGTAATAAAAACTGACACCATGAAAATTACTAAGATTTCCGACATCACCGAAGACAGTCTTAAGCAGCTTACCGCATCTACCATCACGGAGTTTATGACTGAGACTGACAAGGCTTGGCAGGCGGCAAAAACCAAGGACGAAGATGCCCTTAAGGCTTTACGGGATGAGGTCGCTACCCTAAAGGCTTCGGCAGAAACGATTAAGGCGCAACTTGACGCGGTTAACAAAGAGAAAGCTGATGCTGTCGCGCTTGCTTCTTTCAATAAGCACATGACCATGCTGGACGAGAAGTTTAGTCTCACTGATGGTGCTCGCAAAGTATTTCTCGAAGACATCAAGGCCGCGAACACCGACGAACTCTTCGCGGCGTGGATGACAAAGATGCACGATGTTCTCGTTCCTTTCGCTATCGTCGCAAATGCTCCCGCTACTGGTAAGCAAGTAGTTGTTGATAACGCTCTTGACGCCGCAACTAAAATTACGGCAGGTATTCCTAACGCAGCCGAGGCCGGTAAAAAAAATAAATGGTCAGAAGTTCTCAAAGCCGGTACTTTTAGTGTAAAATAAATAAACCGACAAATAAAGATTTAAAAACATAAATATATGCCTACCCTAAACCCATATCGTAACTACAACGAAAAAGACGTTATTAATCTTTACGCGTTTTCTGGAGCGCTCCCTGTAAACAAGGGGACGTTGGTCCAAATTCAAGGTTCGGGATTCGTTCCGTCACAGGATGTGTTAGAAATGGTCGGCTCTCCCGGCGCATCGTATGCTAATACTGTTTCGCAGCGTTATGGCGTTACTCCTAAAGTTTCGATTTGCGGTACTGGAAGCGCGACCCCGCTCGGCATTACGCTCCTTGACATTAAGGAGACGGACGAAAATGGCGAACTATTGAAATTCAATCCTCGCAAAGCCGCCGAACTCGAAGCAGTAATCTCTGGACAAGCCGTTCCGATTGTTCGTAAGGGCGTCTTCCACTACTCCGGTATCACCGGGACTCCTACTGCTGGAGGCAAGCTATATGTCGGAGTCAACGGAACGATTGACTGTCTCGCTCAAATCGCGTCGGCTCAGGTTGGTATCGCCCTCGGTGCGAAAGACGCTTCTGGCTTTACGGTTGTCCTTATTGACATCGCCTAAACTAACAACATCAATTTAAGAAAAATTTAAAAAACCAATAACATGAAAACACGTTTCACACTTGACGGGACCGCAGAACAGAACGAACTTGTTCGCGCAATTGGCTCGAAGAACGTTCAGGTTTCGATTGAAGCCCAGCAGGCGTTAGCCGCTGCCGCAGGTCCGGTAATCCAAAAACTCCTTTTAACCAAAGGTACGGTTTCCGCGATTTATACCGATATGCCATACAACGAAGACGACGCGCCATCGTTTCCGCTCGATTTGTACTACGGTACTGCCGATGGACTCATTACGGTTTACTCGCAGAGCAGCAACGGCGGTCTGGCGTCTAGTCAGATTACTGGTAACAGTGAGATGAAGTTTATGACTTATACGCTCGATAGCGCGGTGTCGTTCAATAAGCGTTATGCCCGTAAGTCTCGTCTTGACGTTATTGGTGGAGCGATTGAGCACATCATCAACGAAGTTCTTATCCTTCAGGAAAAGATGGGATGGAGCGTTATCCTTAAGGCTGGTGCGGAAGCGTCTACGACCCCGAAGGGTGGTTCGGCACTTAAACACATTATTCGCGCTGCGACTGCTGGTGTGTTCGGCGTAGACGACTTGAGCAGCTTGATTACTCGTCACGTCCGTTTGAATGAGTCTTACTCCGGTAACACGCCTGAAGGTGTTTACTCGAACGGCCCTACTGACCTTTATGTCTCGCCGGAAATTAAGGCACAGATTCGTGCGTTTGCCTACAATCCGATGAATACCCGCGCTGGCGTTCTAAGCGGAACGAGTGGTTCTGGTTATACGTCGTCCGTAGTTGCTCTTCCTGAAGCGATGCGTGAAGAAATTTATCGCAACGCAGGTATGCAGAATATCTTCGGTGTTAATATCGTCCAGTTGGTTGAATTTGGTATCGGTAAGAAATATAATACCCTGTTCGACTACTACGCAAACCTCGGTTCCTACACCTACACGACGGGTGCGGGTACTGGCAGCGCGGCGTTCGCTGGTGCGACGACCGAAATCGCCTTGGCGATTGACAATAGTCGCGGTGCATATCTTCGCCCTATCGCTCGCGGAACAGAGAATGGTGGTTCGACCTTCACTCTCCTTCCTGACGACCAGTGGAACTTGGCCCGTTTGGACAAGGCTGGATTCTTTGGCAGTCTTGAAGAAGGCCGCGTCTGTCTCGACTCTCGCAGCACGTCGGGACTCATAGTCTAAGACCCCTGTCATTTCCGGTTTCAACAAGCCCGCATACGCGGGCTTTTTTGTGTTTAAGTATAATAAGTATCAAATCTATTCCCGCATCTCGTATTATAGTAATATGGCCAAAAAACTAAAACCCGCGCTAATTGAAATTAACGGCAGAGCAGATACAAAAACGGTCTTTACTACGCTAGACCAAGTTTGGGGAAAGGACATCTCGGAAAGATACGGTACCCTAGATGAATCTGTATATAGAACCAAGCTAGACGAAATGGGACGCACAGAACTATGGCAGCACTGCACAAAGATAGGTCTTCCCCCTCACGACAATATCGGCGGATTAAAGAAAAAACTTCTTGCTACTTTTCGGCAGTATCTTTCTGAGCACTCTGCTGGACAGGTTAAGCAGCAGACTCCAGATTCAGATATCCCTGACCATATAAGAAAGATTATCCAGAACTAGGTGTAATAAGAGTTACCTTTTGGTAACTTATGACGAGCAAAAGCCTAATACAGCTTCCTCAAGTACGTAGAGCTGAATTTTCTGGCTACGTTCTTGAAATTGTTGAGCCGTTATTGGCTCTCGCCACTGGTAGCGGTCTGGCGGTTAATGGCTCAAATGGCCAATTACAACTAAAGTCTGGCTCGTCTTTATATGGCTCCAGCCTTGGTGATTATGGGGGAAAAATAGGATACGGCACGTCCGTCCCAACTTATGATTTTCACATCTCAGGCAAAAACCTAGGAGTAAATGGGACTGGTTTCTTTAATTCGTTATATATAGCAGATTCTTACGTAGCTACAGAATACGTTTTGGGCGTTACTGGGGAGTATTTAAGTAGTTTAATCTCTACACAGAGCGGTTACTCTTCCTCAACTTATTATCCACGGACAAACCCTTCTGGATATGTACAGTCCTCTGCTACCGGAGGCTTAGTCTCTTCTTTTCAGACAGGAGTGTTCGCTACAACTGGTTACGTAGAAAACTTATATTACCCACGAACCAACCCTAGTGGATACATCACAGGAGTTGATGCTGGAAATTTTATCACTACAGGTCAGACCGGGGTTTTCGCTTCGACTGGTTGGATTAATTCTTTTTATTACCCGCGCACGAATCCAAGTGGATATATTGACGCCACCCGAACAGGCTCGTTTCAGCCAAGCGGAAACTATGTCCTTTCTAGTCAAACTGGCAATTTTGCAACAGTGAGTTACACGGATAGTACTTATTATCCACTGGCTAACCCTAGTGGATATATTACAGGGGTTAATACTGGGAATTTCGTAACAACTGGACAAACTGGAACTTTCGCATCAACAGGGTGGACTGATTCCTTCTACTATCCTAGGACAAACCCAAGCGGGTATTTACTAAGTTCAAATACTGGAGATTTTATCACTTCCAGTATGACGGGCCAATTTGTCAATGACGCGGAATTGGCGGTCGTCGTTTTGGCCGTGGGAGACTTGTATGACTCAAGGGTCGCCCATTCAGAAACGGGAGTTCTTCTGAACCGGTCAGAAACCGGCGTATTCTACCCAGTTTTAAACCCTAGCGGCTATATTTCCACCGGAAATGCCGATGCACGATACGCGCTTCAGAGCGCGACAGGCGTTCTTCTGAACCGCAGTGAGACGGGAGTTTTCTACCCGCTCACGAACCCTAGCGGCTATATTTCCACAGGAGATGCCGATGCACGATACGCGCTTCAGAGCGCGACAGGAGTTCTTCTGAACCGGTCAGAAACCGGCGTGTTCTACCCGGTTCTAAACCCTAGCGGCTATATTTCCACAGGAGATGCCGATGCACGATACGCGCTTCAGAGCGCGACAGGAGTTCTTCTGAACCGGTCAGAAACCGGCGTGTTCTACCCGGTTCTAAACCCTGGCGGCTATATTTCCACCGGAAATGCCGATGCACGATACGCGCTTCAGAGCGCGACAGGAGTTCTTCTGAACCGGTCAGAAACCGGCGTGTTCTACCCGGTTCTAAACCCTAGCGGCTATATTTCCACCGGAAATGCCGATGCACGATACGCGCTTCAGAGCGCGACAGGAGTTCTTCTGAACCGGTCAGAAACCGGCGTGTTCTACCCGGTTCTAAACCCTAGCGGCTATATTTCCACCGGAAATGCCGATGCACGATACGCGCTTCAGAGCGCGACAGGAGTTCTTTTGAACCGGTCAGAAACCGGCGTGTTCGTAAATTACTGGAGTCTGTCAAGCTCAGTAGTCTCACCTGTCTCTGGCAATGCTATATCTGGAAACACGGGGTATTTTCAGATACCAGTATTCCGCCCGACGGGAGTACCAACTACGACCGGAAGCTACGGCCTTTCTGGACAGCTTGCATGGGACAGTAATTATTTATACTTGTGTGTATCTGATAGTATGTGGAAGAGGACAGTTTTGAGTGATTTTTAACTATGCCTACGGCAAATGACATTTATGTAAGTAGATATACCGGAACTAAATGGGCTGAAAGCTTAGGCTTTTTGTCTATTAGCTCTACTGGTCTTATAGGTATTAATAGCACATCCCCCGCCGCTCAATTACAAATCACCGCCAACGCCGCAGGCACCATCGGCTGTATTATTAAAGCGGCGGCTTCTCAGACCGCTGACTTAACTCAATGGCAGAATAGTTCAGGAACAGTGTTGAGTGTAGTAACTGCTGCTGGCAACGTCGGCATTGGGACGACAAACCCATCGCAGAAACTTTCGGTAAGCGGCGGTTCAATCATAGTCACAGGAGGTGGAAGTATGTTGGTGGATACTAATGGAACAAGTCTGATGGTTGGGACAGGTTCAAACACTTCTGCATCTATTGGTGTCTCAGGCTCAAGGGCGTTTTTCGGTTATGACGGCGTAAACGCAGTAGTACAAGGTGTAGCAGCTAAAGGAATTAAGTTTAATGTTAATAACGGCGCTTTTGGTTCAGGGACGGCGATGACTATTGATACTGCTGGCAACGTCGGCATCGGGACGACGGCACCGGGCAAAGTTTTAGAAGTAAACCTCGGCACTTCATCAGCACTTAGACTTACTTACAACGATGCAGACGGTAGTGCGGCAACATATATGGATACCACCGTATCTTCTGTTGGACTTATCACTTTAACTGCGGTAGGTTCAGCTCCTGCATTTGCCTTTAATTCGACTGTCCGTCTAAAAGGCTACACAGTCGCAACACTTCCGGCAGGAACAGTAGGTGATACGGCGTATGTTACCAATGCTCTTTCTCCGACATTTCTAACTGTATTGGTGGGAGGAGGAACAGTAACAACAACTTGTTTTTTCAATGGAACAAACTGGGTGGCCCAGTGATGGACAACGACTTAATTTATTTGTCTTTTGTTTGAAATTTATTAATATTAGTATATGAAAACAACATACGCAACAGTAATAAAACTAGAAAATAGCCTCAAGCAAATCCCATTTAAGGGTCTCGCAGTCATAGACGCAGCAGTTAATCTCGTTATATTAGCAAAACCCCTTAAGGTGGTTGATGAAACGAAGGCACAGCTTTTAAAGAAACATAACGGCGGCAAAAATACTTTCGATAACACAGAGGCTCCAGAGTTTAAGGCTTTTTTAAATGAATTTGAGGAGCTTCTCTTGGCTGAAGTGGAAATTTCTGGTGTAAGAACTGTCAAGACTGACTGTATTGACACAGCGCGACAAGCTAGCCAAGAAGCTATCGCCGAATTACTGAAAGCCGGAATCCTTGAATAGTTATGATTGTTGTACCTGAAATACGCATGGGGCCGTTGGTTAATGGGTATATTAGTGACGAAATACACATAACCAACAAAGCGAAAAAAGCGCCAATAGCAGTGCTTTCTTTCGTTGCCGTTGATAGCGCTGGAGCTGTTGTGGAAGGGGCTTCTGTACTCACTGTTTCTTTATCTGGACCCTCTTTTGACCGGTGGTATAAGTCTTGGGATGGGGAAGAAGCTCTTTATTCTGAAATCCTACTCCTTTTACAAAACGAAGACGCAGGAACAAAAGCTTCGGGGTTAGACGAACTTCGCTCTGAACCAGAAAATTTTACTACGTCTGAAGCCGCTCAAGAAGTTCTTAATGAAGCTGCTCAAGAAGTTCTTCACGAACCCATCGCTAACGCTGACCAATAAGTCTATACATAGTGTATAACTCTACATGACAACTTCAGGACTAGCGCTAGAAATCTATACAAATATCGGTTCGCCTACAGACTTATCCGAGGCGGCGGTCCAGTATTGGGTGAAAACGAACATCGTCGGGCTAAACGCCAAGACGTTTTCTAATTTTTCACTGGTTAGCGGTGCTGCGAACGGAGAGCAAATTGTTGATGAGAGTAGCGTCCCTGTGGAAAGTGGTTGTCAATGGGCCGTCTATAAAAAGATGTATGAAGTTTACCGTTGGGACACTGTTATTAGGCAAAAACTTACGGCGCTGGATTCGGACTCATTACTTGAAGTCACTGATAATGGCAGCACAATCGTCCGCGTCAATAAAAACGAAGTAATCAAAGTCCTCAGAGACATGAAGTCGCAAGATATAGCTGAACTTAACTTCTTAATCGAAGATTGCAATAGCGGTCGTGGTGGACCGGGGGCTGTTCACGGAGATGACACTGTCGTCGGATACTACTCAATCAACACCTAATGAGCCTACTTCTTTCAAGTACAGAAATAGCAGGATGTACCGGCATAATGAGAAGCATGTTTGATACTTTTTGCTTACCTATCACGGTGCATAAAACGCCGCTCAAATTAGCGTGTTCCATTGCTTCTGGCGACGTGACTTTCGGATACTCCAATAGCTATCCGATAGACAACTTCACTTATACCCCCGTAAACAGCGTCTTCTCTGGAAGGTTTTACTCTCCAAAACTTGGTGACAATCCGCTAGAAAAGAACATTGATGTCCATCACGCTAGTTCTAGCACGCAAGTTAAGGTCCACGGTGATTGCTACGACTATATTACAAACGGAACAACAGAAAAGATATCAATAGCAGGGTCTGACTGGAAAATAAAAGGCCAAGGAACAAAAAAATATTTTCTTACGGACGAGTATTATGTCTTTGACCTAGAACAGGTGCAATAATGGGCGCTGTAATAGATTTCGACTCTATTGACGAGACGGTCTTTGCCAGTAGAGATTACAAATTGAAAAGTCTTGAGCTTTCTCAGAAGTACGTTAAACAGGTTCTGTCGCATGAGAAAAATCAATTATTGGAAAAGTTCGAGACTCATCCAGTAACTCGCGAATTGGAGGCTGGGCCGGGTTCTAAGAACATCTCTGGCACGTTAGGTGGCTATGGAGATTTATATTCCTTTATCGGTTTCCATCAGGGGACTAATCCTACTGAAAAATTAAGAGAACTTCTGGAGTCCATTAACGTCCTTGAGCCGAAATACGTAAATAATAAATGGGTCTTCGTTATTCCGGTGCCAGACAGGAAAGCTATTATTCTAGCTACTCCTTTCCCGTGGCAACAGGGGGCCGGGTGGGCGATAGAAATAGAAAAAGGGATGTCTGGTTTTGGGCATTTCTTATCTATTAACCAGTTGGGGCGTTCTGAGGGCGGTATTGAGATAAAAGGGGTAGTCAGGGCGACTTCAGAATCAGTAAGAACGCGATATATAACTCACATGCTTGAGCATTTTCGTGTTAATTTCGAGAGGACAAGGCTGTAGATGATTGCTATCCGATGATTCGTTCTTCTAAAATCCATTTCAGAGAGGTTGTTAATGCCGAGAAGGCGGCTAAATTAGACTCTTTTCTGGCCGAATACCGCAGGGTTGCTAAGTTCTACCTAGATGAACTTTGGGACAATGGAGTTGAATATAATGGAAAAGTCTTTTCAATTAAAGACGATAGGCTAAATGTGCCTCAGTTTTTATCTAAAACAGCAACGCCATTTATTGCAACAAGCCTTTCTGCTAGAGCCTTAAAATGTTGTCTCACACAAATACTTGGAGTTATAAGCTCAGTTACGCAGAAAAGGAGAACCGCCTTATGGATTAAGGATAAAAGAGAAGCAAACGGACAGTTTCTATATCCGTCTTTACTAGCCACTCTTGAATTAAAAATTACTAAACCTTATATCACTGACTTAAAGCCAGAGCTAAATTCAATATGCACAGATTTTAAAGAAGTGTCAGGAAAATTCGACGGTTTTTTATCTCTGAAATCCATTGGCAAATCTTTTGGCAAAATTAAAATCCCCATTAGATATCACCGTCAGCTTTTGAAGTGGAAAAGCGGAAAACTTAAAAACTCATTCCTTATTTCCGAAACATACGTAGTATTTCGCTATGAACTTATTCGTCCTCTGAAGACAAAAGGAACCATTGTAGGAGCAGACACGGGATTGAAATCCGTCGTGACTTTAAGTGACGGTTCTTTTACTCCGAAACAAGATTTACATGGTCATTCGCTAGAGTCAATTATAAACAAGCTCTCTCGAAAGAAAAGGGGCAGTGCGGCCTTCAGAAGAGTACAAGAGCACCGTAAGAATTTTATTCATTGGTCGATTAACCAACTTAATCTACGAGATATAAAACAGATTAATTTAGAGAACGTGGTAAACATTAATTTTGGCAAGCGAGCGTCTCGTAAGATGCAGGCTTGGACGAATACGGTCATCCGAGACAAGGTGATAAGTTTAGCAGAAGAACGAGAGGTTCTCGTGGTTCTGAAAGATTCCGCCTATAAAAGTCAAAGATGCTCGGAGTGCGGACTAGTAAAGAAATCGAATAGGAAAGGAGAGACTTATACCTGCAAACATTGTGGAAGCATTATGAATGCAGATTTAAATGCGGCGAGAAATCACGCAGTAGAACTCCCCGAAATCCCACTCGATGTATTTAAAAGTAAGAAAAATCTGAAGGGTTTCTTTTGGAACTTGTCTGGTTTTGAAGACTTTGGGACGGAATTCACAGTTCCGGCTTCTGAAAAGAAAGGGTAGATATTCACATATCGAACTTCTAACTGTAAACTTTGAGAGAGTCCACATATAATGAAACGTCAACATGACCATCAAGTACTGTCGAGTCTGGCTTTATTCCTAGATAATAGGATACTAACCAGCGGAGAGGCCTTTTTTAATCATCAGTCTCGTTTTTATCCGGCTACCAGTCAATATTCTGGTCGCCGCACGTATTCCTTGCCGTTTAAGCAATTGGTTAATGATTCGTCTGTGTCCGGCGCGACAGTGATGACCTCTGTCCAGATTTCGGGTGTTCCCGTAACTGTTGGGTCAAGCGGCCTTCTGTCGATAAATCACTATCAGGGGACTGTAGATTTCGATACGTCGTATCCCAACTATCCAGCTTCGTCTATGAGTGGCTCGTTTGCCGTAAAAGAAATCAACATCTATACAACCGCAGACAATGACGAAAAACTGCTCTTTTATACCAAGTTCCAAAGAAACCCACAAACTCCCCAGAGCGTAACTGGGCTGGGAACTAGCGTATATACATTACCGGCAATTTTTCTAAAGAAGCGAGGCGGCGAAAATAAACCGTTTTCCTTGGGTTCTGTTGATGAGTCTGTTATTGATATTCGAGCCTTTGTTATTACTGATAACGATTACCTGAGAGACGGCGTAGTTTCTATATTAAAAGACACTCATTATCGACGGTTTTCATTCATATCGCCTCCATTTGACGCCGAGCAAGCGTATGTCGGGGTAGATTACAACTATTCTGGATTGTCATCGGCGGCGTCCGGCACCTATTTTGGCCCACTAATCCAAGGAGTCCTAGAGTCTCGCCTTTCTAGGAACTCCAGCGACGGGAGCTTAGACGACTTAAAGATAACGGTGGTGGATTTTGAGATTTCCCAAGTTAGGTCTCACTAAATAGTTCCCATTATCTGTCTTTATCTGTATATCTTTTCAGACAAGATAACCCTTTAAAAATATGCCAGCACGAACACTATACGCATCACAACTTTGCACGATTAAGAATAACGCCGGGACCACGAAGAGTTTTCCAGTCCAGAGCGCCAACTGCGAGACCTCTATTCCCATTGAAGACATCTCGATTCTAGGAAAACTCGGCTCTGCCGGACGATTCCAGAAGGAGGTCGCTACTTGCAAATCCGATGTTAAGATTTACCTAGGAAACGACGCCGGAGACAGCAATTCTGTATTAGGGAGCTTTCTGAGTCTTTTGACGGGAGAGGCTCTGGCTGGTGGCATCAGCACTATCAAGGTTACTCCAAACGGCTACACGATGAGTGGAATCGTATCGAAAATCGGCATTGATATGTCCAAGGGTAACTTCGCGATGCTTGACTTGAGTTTCGCTGGCGTCGGTGAGCCTGATTACGATGCTCAGTTGTCTTCTATTGGCGGGGCCGGAACCGAACCGGGTGCCGCCATTGCCGTATCTCCCATTACGACTGGGGTAAAACTCTATAGTCTTGAAGACTATCAAAGTTTGGGTGGATATCTTTCGAGTGGAACGAGTGGACTGGACGTATTTAACAATAAGTGTCCGAATTCTGTTAAGTTTAATATGGACATACCAAATGAGGTTATTAGTTGTTTGGGTGGAGTTATTAGCGGTTCGCAGGTCGCTGTGGCTAGCGCTAACGTCCAAGTAGGCAAACCTCCATTTAAGGGTACCATTGTTGTCGAAGGAACATCGGCTCAGAGTTGCAGTAAGGTGGTTTTTGGAGAGGCCAATGACGTTATTACTATCGTGTTTAATGACGGCAAAGTTACCTCTAAGTCTTTCAATCAGGCCGCTGGAAATGTCGGCGCGACTTATAACTTCACGGTCGAAGGTACGGATATCGTTCTTAGCTAATTGTAGTTCCAGACATAGACGCTAACCCGTGATTCACGTCACGGGTTTTTTTGTTGTCTACATCCAAAAATATATAGAATACAAGAAATTTAAGTGTAAGCTCTTGCAGGAATATGGATAACGTCTCTTTGGAATCTCAGGGCATCAACAATCGCGACTTAGTTAATCAACTAATTCAATCGCACGTCACTCGTCTTTTCAAAACGGAACTCGCCCTCTTCGAGTCCTTCCAAGGCAAAACTATCACCCCGCACGACTTGGAGCAAATCCGTAAACAGACCCTAGACACCGGCAACGACACAATCAGGGAAATTCAGGCGCTAATTGACGTGTTCGATTTTTATCTAAACCCAACCAGACTAGCCGCTATCAAGCAAGCAAGAAAAACAGTAAAAAAGGTTATAATTAGCGGTGTCACTTCAGTAGCATAACGTATATATGGAAACTTTATTTGATATTTCTGTTCTAAAAGAGGTCGAGGAAGACGTTTCTTCTCAAAAAGAAATTGAAGGTAAGACCTTAACGGTCATTGAGAAGGTTAAGAAACTCAAGCCCATTAAGTTGGGTCTTTTGAAGCCCGGTCGTCGCGTGACAGAGGGTGCGGAAATTTTCTACGCGAAGACTATCGCTGGATACATGAAGGAAGGTCTTCTCAGCCTGCACATGCTTGCAAAGCGATACGATAACGATGGCGGGCCATTCAACGACACCGAATCTAAAGTAATCGCCAGTCTCAACGAACAAAAAAACGCCGCTGTCAGAAAATACTGGGAAACTTCAAGCAAGACCGTCAAGACCGACGAAGACACCGCTTCTGAAAACGACGCTCTCCGAGTTATTACTCGTGTTCAAAGAGACATTGACGCCATACAAAATCCGTATATAAACATCTACAATCAAACCGCCGAATTTAAGGCGCGAAATAAGGCTGTAAATTGGTGGCTTATTCACCTTTCTCTAATTGAAGATTCGACCGGCAAAATGGTCAGGCTTTTCCCCGGAAAAGACATTTTCAAAGACGAAGAACTCGAAGTACAGCTTGACAAGTCTGCTGAAATTAGCGAGGGCAAAGACCTAGCCATGAGGGAGACAATTCGTAAGTTGACTTATTTTGTAAGCTGTTGGGCTGGAGGAGCCGTCTTCAAGGCCGTCGATGATAAACCCGAGTCTGTGGCTGCGGCAGAAAAGGTTATGAAGTCCGCACTAGAGAACTACGACCTCGAATTTCCAGATTATCCATTTAGGGACTCTGTAGCGAAAAATGAAAGTTCTCCAGCAGTATGAGTTCCTAAAGACAATATATGCTGACGTAATTACTGGGCGTTCTTGGTGCGAAAAGTATTCGTGCTTTGTCAAGCATCTGACTGAGCTAGACTACGCAGAGCTAATCCGCTCCAAGCGTAGATACATCCAAGAATTAAAAAAGCAAGGCGTCCCGTCTGAGGCAGAAAGGCTCTTGTCTTTAAAAGAACAGGGTCTATGGACGGATAAAGACGAAGATGACCTGCTCACCCTTCGGCTTGTCATTAGCGACAACACTAAATTAGTTGAGCGCATAATGGTCCCAAGTCAACGCGCCCCAATAGAATCCATCATCTCTCAAAAACGCTTGGAGCTATCCACTATGAGCGAGAAGAGGGCGGAACTCATCCAATCGACAGTAGAGCAGCACGGGACAAGACACTACGCAGCACTTTTTCCGAAAATGTCGATGTTTAGGGACGCAGTCCTATCTATACCGAGATTTAGCGCGGAAGAGTATGACGAAATGGACGATTCGGACCTCGTAGAGATACATTCCGAATACTCTTTAGTAACGCAAGACTATAGCGAATACAATTTTCGCGCCTTGGCTTGTATGCCTTTTGTTTTAAATCAGATATCCTCCTGTAAAAAGAACTTATACAACTACTTGGGGAAACCCGTAGTAAACTTCACGATTTATCAACAAGATGTGCTTAATAAAACCCTTCGTAATTTAAGCGTCATAGAGAACTCTGAGTCGGAGCCTGTTGAAATAGAGGAAGAGACTATCTTGCAAGATGTTATAGACTGGTATGATTTAAATTTCTCGATTCTTATGACGAAGAGACAATCCAAGTCTCAAGACACAGGAGTAAAAACAAGTAAAAATTATGTAAATAATAAAAACTAGTGTAAATACTCGGTAGGAACTGGTCACTTATGTCTCAAATCGTATTAACAGTTGGCGGGAATACGGCAGCGTTATCACAGTCTATTAACGCGGCTGTTAATCGACCGTGGAATATTGGGCAACTTAACACTCGCGGCTTCTCTCAACCTCTGGGCAAAATTACCGGACAGGCGTCCGAATTCTCTAAATCCCTCGAAGCCGCTAATGCCCGTGTTATCGCGTTCGGAGCGTCTGCCTTGGCGATTGCTCTTGTAAAGACGGCTCTTGATGGAGTCATTGGCTCGACTGTCCAAGTAGAGGCTAGCATGGCTAGCATTAATAGCGTTTTAGGCCTAACTAATAGCCAATTAGGCAAATTCTCTAGCGACCTTTTCCTAGCTGCCTCACAGGCTGGCGTTTCCTTCAAAGACGCCGCTCTAGCAGCAATGGAGTTCTCGCGTCAGGGTTTATCTGCCGAGGAGACGATTAAAAGAACTTCTTCAGCCTTAATCCTCGCTCGCCTGTCTGGAATGAGCTTTACCGCCGCAGTAACGGATATTACCGCCGCGCTTAACTCGTTTAATAAAGAGGCCCTGACATCGGAAGACATCGTTGGGAGGATGGCTGCTGTTGATGCCCGTTTCGCCGTTTCTTCTACCGATTTGGCAGAGGGTATTAAACGTGTCGGCGCTAGCGCTTCCGACGCTAATGTCACGTTTAATCAAATGTTGGCGCTTATTACGAGCGTTCAGCAGAGTACTGCACGAGGCGGAGCTGTTATTGGTAACGCGTTCAAAACGATTTTCACAAGGATGGGTCGCCCCGAAGTTCTCCAGCAGCTAGAGAGCCTTGGAATCCAGACAAGAACCGCTACTGGAGAAATTCGCCCATTAGTTGATATCTTAAAGAATCTCGCTCAAAAATATGACCACCTCGGCCCCGCCCAAAGGTCAATGACGGCAGAGCTGTTAGGCGGTGTTTATCAGATTAACATTTTAAAAGCAGCAATGCGCGATTTGGGCCAAGGTACTTCCGTCTTTGACGGGGCGCTTAAAGCCGCTGGTCAGAGTTCTGGAGAAGCAAATCGTCGTATAGAAGAGCTAAACAACACGGTTTCTGGCAAATTGACTCAAACGATGAACTCCTTTATAGGAATGTCATCAAAATTCGGCAGTCTGACAATCGCTCCAGTGATGAAATCGGGTCTGGATTTCGGAAAATGGGCGGCGGAAAATCTATCGGAAAAAGTTGACGGAGATGGAATCGGTGCTAAAATCGGAGAGGGCCTACTAAGAGGAATCGGAAATATCCTTAGCGGACCCGGCGTACAAATCGCGACGTTTGCTATCTTGAAATTGTTCGGAAGATTGGTTCAATTCGGAACTGTAGCTACTAGAGAGTTTTTCCAAATAACTACTGAAGCTAGCAGGTTACAAGCTATCGAACAGTCCACTGCCGCCTTTTTGTCTAAACAGCCAGAGCTATTAGAAGAAATCAGGTCGGGAAGACTGACCATCATAGACGCGGCGCGTAGATACACTCACGAGCTAGCAAGTCAAAACGAGGCGACCCTAGTCCTAAAGAGAAACTCATTAGATTTGGCCAAAGTACTTCAGACTCCACCAAGGGGTATCGGCGGACAGCCGATATTCCCACAAGTCAGGGCGACTATGACGACTGTTGCTCATGGATGGGTTCCTAATTTCAATATAATGAAGCACGAAGAAGCCGAGGCTCGCTCTCTGGGGGCTTCTAGTGGGGTTCGCGCCCATACTTCTCGTGGCACGATTGGTGGCCAGCGTTTCGTGATGAACAATCAAGAAACAGAGATTCCTAATTTTGGAAGGAATGGAGACTCTGCGGTGATTCCGCATTATGCTGGAGGTAATCTTCCCGATAACAAATACCGGTACCATGTTTTAGATAGGGACTTCTTAACGATGCACGGAAACCGTAATGATTTCAATAAAATCATCAAACACGTAACAGACAGCAAACTAGTTGAAGAACTAGTGACCGGCGCTGCTGGTGTGGGAAAAACGACGTATATTAAAAGCAAATATCCTAATGCTTCATTTATAGAAAGTGTGACAGAGGCATTGAGATTTAATAAAGACCACGATAAAGTCATCGTTACGCGAGCCTTAGCAAATCCATTCGAGCAGCATAATGAAAAAGAATTCAATGTAGCTCGCGCTATTACTCACATTACCGCCTCTTCGGACGTAATTAAGCAATTCCGAACGAAAAGAGCAGAAGACGAAAACTCTCCTACGGCTTTTGGTCGCAAGGGCTACACCCACGGACCTACCAGCGGCGTTTTCCTCGAAGCGGCTTTAAATAAATACTGGAAAGACAAGGCAACCATAAAAGTAATAGAGCGGTCTGGTAACAGTTTCTCCATGAGAGACA